ATATGTTATATATAGTACCTTATAAAAAAGAACATGGACAGATCATATTGTCATATCAAATGAATCATAAAATATTAGAAGCAGACAGACATTATATTAATGTTGAAGGTGATGCTAAAAATTTAGAACAAGATCATTTAGCTTTTACAGGAATGGTCAATGGTAAACCTATCTTTGCTGCAGGTATGAAAATGATTTGGGGTCAAGTTGCAGAGGGTTGGGTTATAGCATCAAGTGATATGTGGAAACATCCTTTAGGTGTAGCTAAAGCAATTAAAAAAGATTTTGCTAGAGTTGCAAAAGAACATAATATAAAAAGAGTTCAAACTGCAATTAGAAAAGATTTTGCTCAAGGTAAAAGATTTGCAGAGTGGTTAGGTTTGGAGAACGAAGGTTTAATGAGAAAATTTGGTTTTGATGGTTCTGATCAATATATGTATGCGAGGATATTCTAATGAAAATTTATAACAAAATTGTTTATGATATAAATGATAATATTATAGAAGAAGATTCTTATGAATATGAAGGACCATTAACATTAGCTGATCCTGTTTCTGCAGCAGTTATAGGTGGAACTTCTTTGATGCAATACCAAGCACAAGGAAAAATTGGTAAATATAATGAAGCAGCAAATAATAGAAGTGCTGAAGTATTAGAAGGTCAAGCTGCACAGATAGAACAAAAAGCAGAATTTGATATTGCACAATTTAGAAAAGATTATTATAGAATGACAGGAGAAACTACTGTTGCTCTTGCTAAATCTGGAGTACAAGTTGGTAGTGGTAGTGCATACAACATTGCTTTATCAAATGCTCTTGAAAAAAGATTACAAGAAAATTTAATATATTATAATTCAAGAGTTGCTGCGGCTAACAAAAGAGAAGAAGCTAGTTTTGCAAGAATAAAAGGTGTTATGGCTAGACAATCTGCTAAACTTGCACAGATTGGAACTGTAATACAAGGTGGCACAACTTTATTAACAATGGGTGGTGGATCAAAACCAAACACAACAGGACAATTTGGTTCTACAGCCAACAATGCAACATTTAGTAATTATTCATAATGCCAAAAATACCTACATTTAAAGCACAAGGATCAATAGAACAATTAGTAGGAACTACTAATGCTCCTCAAATGCGATTAGATCAAACACTAGCTACTGCTATAGCACCTGCTACTAAAATGATTGTTGATCATCAAATACAAGAAAAAAACGCACAGAACCAAGCAGAAGCATTAAAGCTAGAAAACGATTATATAACTGATCAAATAAAAATATCAGAAACTATTAATACTGATAAAGTTATGTCTACTAATAAAGATATTGCTAACGAATATTTTAAAAATCAAAATAATATTTTAATTAATAAATACAAATCTTTAGCAACTAATAATAATGTTGCAATTAAATTTGAAAACTATGCGTTAGCAGAAACACAAAAAACAATATTTAGAAATGATACACAAATATCAAAAAATATTTTAACAAATTTATTTGCTAGTTACGATAAACAAAAAAACCTTTATCTTATAACAGCTAGTACAGATCAAACTGGTATGGCTAAAGCAACTTTAAAAACAGATTTAGAAAAATTAACAATAGATACATTTCAATCACAAGTATCAGCACCAGAATTAAAGGTTATGATAAATTCTATACCCGGTGAAATTGATCTTATGGATGGTTTAAAATCTGTTCAGACAGAACCTAGAAAAACTTTTTATTCTTTAAAAGATAAAAATTATTTACCTAATTTAACTTATGAACAAAGAGAAAAAATAAATAAAGAAGCTCTACTAGCTATAAGACCACAACTAACTACAGAGTGGGAAAATTATACAGCAACAGTAGCTGCTGGTAAAGAGCCACCAAGATTTGATTTTCAACTTGCAAAAGAAGTATTTAATTCAAGAGTGTCTGATAAAATGATTCAAGAAGATACCTTTACTAGAGATCGTGTTAAAAATAATGCAGTAATACTTAATGCTTCTAACGATACTGTTAATGAAGTTGTAGAGGGTATTATAGACGAAGGTAATGAATTGTATGGAACATTACAAGCTAATGAACAGGAAAATTATTACAAAGCTGTTTTAACAAAAAGAAACAAAGATATGAAAGATGATATTGTTAGTTATATTACTACTAACAATTCTGAAATTTCATCTTTATATGAACAACTAGAGGGTGATGAAAATACAGACAGTAGATTAGCAACTAAAAAACTTATTACAGAAGCATTAATTGAAGAACAAAAAAGATATGGCACTAGCGAATCTTTTATTAGAATAACAAGTAAGGCAGAAATTAATCAAATTAAATCTACACTTATGGATGTAGACACACCTTACATAGAAAAAGAAAAATTTATAAATGATATGATATTATTATATGGCAATAAAAACATGGGTAAAGTTTTGAATCATTTACAAGCTGAAAAGTTACCTGTTGAATATATCACAGCTATAAGCACTAATAGTGCAGAATTAAAAAAACATATTCTGTCTGGAGAAACTGTAGAAGATTTAGAAAAATTTGTAAGACTTAGATTGCCAACTGATGAAAAATTTAACAAAATTGAAAGAGGTGTTGCAAAAGGAATGGAAGATTTTGAAACTGTAATTTTAAATCAAGGAGAAGGTTCTAAATTAAAAACTGATTATTTAGCATCAATTCAATCAGCTGTTTATAAATCTGCTTTACAAAGAGTTAAAAGTGGAGAGAATATTAGTGAAGCTGTAGATAATGCAGTTACAAGTTTTACTAAAGATTATTTTATTGCACCGGATAAAACTTTTATGATTCCTGTAGATGTAGGTGGCAAGTTTGTTAATCAACCTATAGTATATGATAAATCACAAGCTCTTAAATTAATGGTTGAAACAGGTGATTATATAACTCGTTTTCATGGTGAAGATGGCTATATGCACTATGCTGCTTTAGCTGGAGTAGAAAATTTAAGCGAAGAAGAAGTAAAATCAAGAATGGAATTTACAATTAAAAACTATTCTAAATGGTTAATGAATGGTGATGGTACTGGAATTGTTTTAAATGCTGAATTTACAAATGGTACATACCCTATAGTAAATGCTAATGGTGATAAAATAGAATTTTTCTTTACAGACACACCTAACGATAAAGGTATCTACAGTATAGAATTAAAAGCTCCAGTAACAGGAGAGGATATAGATTTAATACCTTTTACATCTGATGTAGGTGCTTATGAGTTTGAAGAAACTAATTACGATAATACTAGCGAAAACAAAAACCTTCTAACTACAGCAATAGATAGTGTTGGTAGAGTAATAGATACTGCTGGTGATACTTTAATTACAAATAATAATGATTAATACTGGATTAGGTACATTTGAACCATCAGAACAAGAAGTAGGTTCTTTATATAATCAAACTAGAACTGGTTTTTGGGAAAGTGCTGGTGCTACATTTTATAATGCTTGGAATTATAACCCTACATCTTCTGTATTTAGAGCAGTAGATCAAACACAAGCCTATCAAGAAAGTAATACTTATATAAATAGAGACGAACTAAACAAACAATATGGATATTTAGGTTTAACATTTAAAGAAGATACTAGAGAAGGTTTAGTTAATTATTTAGTTGAAAGAAAAAAACTAGAAAGAGAAAGAGCAGATACTATTTCAAAAGGACCAGATGGTAAGTTGGCTAAAAGTTTTTTCTTTTTAGAATCTCTTGCTACAGGGTTTTTAGATCCAATAAATATTGGAGCTTCTTTTATACCTGTTGTTGGTCAAGCAAGATTTGCAAACATGGTTGCTCGTTCTGGTAAAAATGTAGCTAGAATGAAAAAAGGTTTTGTAGAAGGTTTAGTTGGTAATGCCGCTGTTGAACCTCTTGTTTATGGTGTGGCTAAATCAGAACAAGCAGATTATGATATGTATGATTCTTTTACAAACATAGCTGTAGGTGGTTTTATAGGTTCTGCAGCTCATGTTGGTTTTGGTAGAATAGGAGATTATCTTGCAGAAGTAAGAGGTAAGCCAAATATCTATCAAAGATTAGCAGCAATCTCACCAGAAAATCAACAAGCATTATTAAAACATTCTGTTGGTAGAGTTGTAAGAGGAGAAAAAGTAGATACTGGAAATGTTATAGTTGAAAAAACTAGAGTAGGTGATGAACAATTAAATAAAATAGATGATCAAATAAAAGAATTTAAAACTTTATATAAAAATTCTTTAGAAGGTGGTGATAGAAAATCAGCAAAAATATATTTACAAAATATTAGAAACTTACAAAAAACAGAAAGAGATATATTTGAAGCTAAAAGAAGAGCTAATGATGCTGCTAAATTAGCAGAACAAACTGGAACTAATACAAGTAATAAGAAAAAATTAACAGAGCAAGAACAAATAAGAATAGAAAAAACTACATCAGAATTAGCTAATGAAGCAGAAAATATAAGTTTAAGAAATACACAACAACAAAAACAGTTAGATGTTAAAGATCAAGATTTAGGTGAAGAGTTTGTTGCAGACAAAGCTAAAATTAAAAAAATAGATGAATCTATAAAAAACAAAACTACTGTTAGAGAAGCTATAAAAGCTGGAACTAATTGTACTAAAAGGAACTCATAATGGTAGATATAAAAACAATTAGTAAATGTTTTAAAGAAGTTAAAAGATTAACTGGTGATCTTTTGCCAGACGAACAAATAAATCAAATTTTAGATGAAGCTAAAATAAAAATTGAAGAAAACAAATTTCAAGATTTAGAATCAAAAACAGACAAAGTATTAGCACAAGAAATTATTGATAAGTTTGAATACGATCAAGTTTCTAAAAAAAGAAATATAGCTGAAAACAATTTAAAAGCATTGGACACTTATCAAAAAGTTATTGATGCTGTAGATTTATCAGAAGGAAGAATTACCCCTGTGGAAGCTGTAAAAGCAATATTAGTTGGTATGCAAAAATTTTCTAAAATTACTAGAGATTCTATTGGTGCAAAGCAAGAAGCATTAGAAGATGTTTTAATAACTAAACTTATTAGACAACTTAATGACATAAGTGATACTGCTTTTAAAGACCTTGGTGATGGTAAAATGGATGTAGAAATTATGAATGAAATGCTTGGTATACCTACAGGCATAAAAGATGCAGCAGAAATTGCTAAAGTATTAAAAGATTTTCAAGCAGATTTAAGAGTAAGACTAAATGATTTAGGAGCTAACATAGGAGAGTTAGATGATTGGATTACAAAGATGTCTCACGATACTGAAAAAATGGCAAGAGCAGATGTAGGTTCAAAGTTAGTTGAAGATAATAGATATGCTTGGAGAGAGTATATAAAAAGTAGATTAGATTTAAAAAGAACATTTAGAAATGTAAATGATCCTATAAAAATTGATGAAATATTAGATAGTGTTTATGACAGTTTAATGTCTGGAGACCACAATAAATATAGTGGTGCAGATAGTGTTTATGCAACAAAAAATGTTGCTAATCGTTTAAATGCAGCAAGAGTTTTACACTTTAAAAATCCAACAGCTAGACAAGAATATAACATAAGATTTGGACAACCTTCTTTAAAAGAAAGTGTATTTACTACATTAGCTACAAGCTCAAGAAATATTGCATTAATGTCAGAATTAGGAACTAATCCCAAAGATACTTTAAATAAAGTTTTATCTTTATTAAAAAAAAAATATAAACAATCAAATCCTAAAATGGTTTCACAATTAAATTTTAAAACTTTTGCAAATCAATTTGCTGAATTAGATGGAAGTATAAATGGTGTTGCTAATGATCTTTTAGCAAGAGCAGGTATGGTTGTAAGAGCAACAGGTAATATGGGTAGACTAGGTATGGCTACTGTATCATCATTTGGTGATTTAGCACAATACATGGGAACTACAAGTTTTCAAGGAAGAGGATTATTAAGTGGTTTATTTGAAGCTATGACAGGATTGTTTAGAGCAAATGATACAGCTGCAATGGAAGTTTTACAAATTACCAGTAACTCTGTTGCCGCTACTGCTTTTAGAGGAAATATTTATGGTGCAGCAGATGACACTTGGGGAAGAATGGGTAGATTACAAAACACATTTTTTAAATGGAATGGTATGAATGGTTGGATTTCAAGTTTAAAAAGTTCAATGGCACTTGGTTTAGCAAGACATTATGGAATGTTAGCTGATACAAAATTATCTAATTTAACCACAAGAGAACAAAATTTTTTAACATTGTATGGAATAGATGAAGGAAAATGGAATATGTTGCGTTCTATAAAAACTTTAGCAGTTGATGATAAAAGATATTTAACAGCAGAAGCCGTAGATGATATATCTGATAATGTTATTAATGCTTATGTTGGTAGAAAATTAAGTGCAAGAGAGATTAGAAATTTTAAAAAAGACTTACAATTAACATGGAAAAATGTTTTATCAGATCAAGGTAAACATGGATCACCAGAACCAGATGCTGCAGTTAGAGCTATAACAAATCAAGGTTTAGAAAAAGGCACTCCAATGGGAGAAACTCTCCGATTTGTTATGCAATTTAAAAGTTTTCCTATTAGTATGTGGGTAAAAATTATTGGTAGAGAAAGATTTTCTTATGGACCAAATGAAAGCAATCTTGCAAAAATTGGTGGTTTATCAAGTATTTTAATATTAGGTACTTTTTTCGGTTATTTAGCAATGTCTACAAAAGACATGCTTCGTGGAAGATCACCAAGAGATCCTAAAAATAAAAATACTTTATTACAAGCATTTGCACAAGGAGGAGGTGCTGGTATTTATGGTGATTTTTTAATAAGTGAAATACAAAATGAATATGGAAATGGTATTTTTGAAACTATACTTGGACCAACAGCTTCTGATCTAAAAAAATTACTTGATATAACAATGTCAATGAATGAACCTAAAAAATCTGGTAAAAAGTTTCTTGAATTAATAGAAGGACATACACCATTTTTAAACCTATACTATACTAAAGCTGCCTACGATTATCTAATTGGCTATCAAATTAAAGAGTTACTTGATCCGGGATATTTTGCTAGGATGAAAAACAAACATGAAGAAAAAAGAGGTCAAAATTACTATTTAAAACCCGGTTCTATTATACCGGATATAAACTAATAAAGAGTAGAAAATAAAATGAAAAAGCATTATAAACAAGAATATTTATTTACAAAACCCCTAACAAGTAATAAAGGTTTTTAAGTTATGACAGTATCAAGCACAACAGTAAAAAATTCCTACTCCGGTAATGGTAGTACAACCGAGTTTGCTTACACATTTAAAATATTAGTTAATTCAGACTTACAGGTAATTATTAGATCATCTACAGGTACAGAGACAACTAAAACTATAACTACACATTATACAGTAGCTGGTGCGGGTGATGCTAGTGGAGGTTCAATAACTTTCACATCTGGCAATATTCCGGCTTCTGGTGAAACAGTTGTT